CACTTTTGTAAGTGTAGCCGTTTTGACCACACCATCACTAAATTCAATCGCAACGGCGTCAAAAGCCTCTTTGGCTATCTCTGCTACTGTGGTCATGAGCGCAACATCTCAACGGAGTTTGAATTGCTTGTAATGAAGTCACTTAACAGACCTTGAACGGACCTAATTACGGTCCTTGAACTACCTCCGCCAACGAACTTCTTTTCTGTTTCAACAGGCCCAGCTTTAACTCGGCTTTCAGAGATGCCGGTTGTGTCAACTGGTTGTAGGTTAGTCCCTTTTATGGCCTGCAACGCGGCCTCAAAGCAGGCATTCCTAATAAACACAGGTATAGCCGTTGATGACACGGCATAGCCGTTTCTGTCTGTGACGTTGATGCGAGGCCACTCGAGCGCTTGAGCGCTTGTGGCTTTAGTCCCGATAAAGTCAAATTGATGATCAAGATAATCTGTCGCTTTGATCAAAGCAGCCTGCTTGGCGGCATCAGTGCCAGTCCAGGCTGTAATGCTTCTGTCGGCAAAATAGTTATCGGCATCAGACACAGTGCCATAGGAATTTGCACTAGCGCCGCCTACTGTTGTGTCAAAAGCCATAGTAAATTCCCTAAAAGGAGAAGGGGCCAGCCGAAGCCAGCCCCAAATTAGACTACTGGGGTTAGCCCATCAGAATAGCAATATACTCGTCTTTCCAGGCCTTTTTACCCCATGTGGCTGAGACGTTGATCATCATCTTCTGGAAACCTTTGTAGACTGCGATATCAAAGATGAGGCCGGAGTGGTCATCTTGAACAACAAGTCTCTCAGAGGCCGCATCACCACCAGGAGGAACCGCAGGCGCACGCATGGCCAGTTCTAGAGCTGCTTGGTGCATAGCCACGTTTGCCGTAAAGTTGTTACCAACAGTTATGGCGCTGTTATCCGCAACCGCTGTTCGTAGGCCTGGGCCGTTAATGACAAGCGGGGTCGCAGAGGCATCCGCTTTGACAACATAGTTGTTAGCATCGCCGTTGAACGTCACGACATCACCAGCATTAAACGCACCGGACCCCGTGTCAAATGCGATTGACGTGTCGCCAATAGCTAAAGACGCGGAATTTGCGAGACGGCCTGATGCACTGCCTTTTGTGTGCGTCTTAACCTGTGCAGATTCACGCAGTGCTAGACCTTGGAGATCAAGCAGCACGCCTTGGCGAAGCATTTGATCACCGCCAGCTTCGTTTGCCTTCTGCAACTGAGCTAGGTTTCTGAGATTAGTTCCTGCTGCTGAATTCAAAATCAAAGAGGCGCGGCCATCATTTGACGGCATACCGTTATCAACAAGAACCTGACGAACCTTTGCCACATCATTAAAGTTTGATCCAAAAGGCGTTGTACCAGCTGTGCCAACTGCTCGTGACGCGCTCTGGTAAGCCGCCTGTGCCAGGTCAGCTTCAATCTCGTTCACAAGAGCTCGCATTGCCTGCAACACCTGGTCCCCATAAACGGTTTCAAAACCAGAACCATTGTTGACGTGCTTGATATCTTCACCAGTCCATGGGATTTGCACCCCACGTGATTTATCAAGTGTCAGGGTTTTGCTGTCGACCGTTTGATCGGTTCCTTCTGGAATCGTCATAGCTGGTGTCTGGTCCCCAACAGTCGCAGAACGTGTGAAGTGTGACCGGACAGTATCGCCTTTAGCCGCCTGTTCCGAACTGTCGGAGTTGATAGTGCAAGCCGGAATAAAACCGACCAATTCACGGCCAATGACATCTGCACTTTTGTAAATGTCGGCGGCCAAATCAGTAAGAACGTTTGCCATTCTATAATTTTCCTATACCTATTTTAAAGAAAGATTTGGCCAATGGCCAAGGACGCCACTAAGCGCCTAATCAACCACCTTGACGCCTTCCAAAGCTACCTTCTTTCGATCACTGTGTGAAAGAGCCTGAAATTCGTTCATTGTGATTGTTTTACTACCACCAGCGGCACCACCCGGCTTGGGGTTCGGTCCTGTTGGCTTTGCGACGAATCGTTTTCCGTCATCTGTAGAAGCCCAACCCTTAACAAACTCGTCTAGGGATTGCGGGCCTAGATCTGTGTCTACCGAGGCCTTGAAAACACCGTCTGACTCTTCAAGCTCAATCTTAGCCTTGCTCAATAGAAGCGCTTGGGCTGCGTCCTTAAAGCTTGGGTCAATTGACGCTTGGTCGAGCGCGTCCGCCAACCCTTGATGAATAGTCATCTTGTGAATGCTGGCTTTGTACTTCTCATTCTCAGACTTAAGAGGGTCAACAGCAGCGGCCATTTTGGCTTCATAAGCTTTAGCCTGAGCCTCTAGCCTTGCTCGAATTACCTCTTCGTCCGGCCTGCCTTCCTTCGCCTCTGCCGCCTCTTTGAGGGTGTTGTAAGCATCAAGGTTAAAGTCCTCGGGCAAACCGTCAAAACGAGCCTCTAGAGCCTCTTTTTCGGCTCTAAGCTTGTCTCTAGCTGCCCTGTTTGACTTGTTAGCAGTGACGACGCCGCGAACGGCTGGGTGGTTGTCAACGCCTTCGATATCCAGCTTAAAGCCGTCTCCGTCCTCGACGTAATAGGTTTTCAGGCTGTCATCAACGTTGTCTAGGTTCTCTACAGTTGCGAGGATTCCCATCGGGAGTTTCTCCATAAAAAAAGACCGGCATCGCCAGTCTGTTAAAGTTTGATCCATCGGATCGATTGGGCATAAAAAAAGGCCGCCTAAAGCGACCCTCGTTTATCTCTGTGTTAGCGCTCACCAGTCCCAAAGAACATGGTCACAATTCGCGCATCGTGTTTGTTTGTTCCCGCCTACAGGTTTTCCGTTCCTGATATGGCGGCCTAAAGTAACGTCATAGCTTGCTCTGCTGTCACACTCTGGGCATACAAGCAAATCTATGTCGTTTTCAGACTTCTTTCTGTATTCTTTTGGCTTAGCGCCACCTTCGACGATTTTGAGCCTAGACACTTTTTTTTGCCTGCTTCTCCGCCGCCTGCTTTTTGCGCAGCTCCACAAGTTCCGCGTAGCCTCCACGAGCTAATCTCCTCGGAATCAACGCTCTGCCATCTGAGTTCGCGAGATACCCTTTGCGAACGCCACAAGACACAGCTTCGTAAAGCGTGGAGGTACAGCAACTGCCGGAACCAACCAGACTGTGATAATGCTCCCAACAATCTTGCAGCGCGTAAAAAACACACCCCCCATCATCTGTTTCCTCTAGTCCTGCTTTCATCAACTCTGAAAAAAGGTCTTCTACAAGAAATTTTAACTGTTCTATGTCTGGGTGGCTCATGCCGCCAATTTCGCTGCTTCCCAAGCGTCTGGCTCTCTCTGTCTCAACTGGTCTAGTGTTAATTCCTTGCCGTTGCGGTCGACAAATCTATCTAGATCTATCTTGCCTCGACGGAACAATTGAGCCTTTTTAACACCAAGCACGTCTTCTTGAAAGTCCTTTGGCTGTTTTCTTAACCAACTTGAGTAGGTTAGATCACCAGCAACTTGACCATTCATAGAGGCTCTTTGGCCTGCTGGAAGGCCCTTAACCCCCAAGGCACTCCAACTTTTTATGATTGGTATAGTCGTTGATCTGCAATTCAGGTGCGCCGGTGGCCTTGGCCCTTTATCAACATCAAACACCATACCATCACGGCTTCGGCAGATAGCGCTTGTTCTGCCATCAAGTGTTGACACCCACTCGACGCCCTTAATTAAGCGACGGTTTTGTTTGTAAAGCTCGCCTCTAGCGACATTCGAGGTGTGGGTTACAGCTGTTCTAACAACTGTTCTTAGTGAGTTTCTGCTAACCTCTGTGATGCCGTCTTTGTAACGGAGTCCTTTGGTCCCGATAATATCACGAACGATTTGGTCTGTGCCACGCCCTTCGACCCACCCCATACGGATTTTATCGCGAACCCGTTTAAAAGCACCTTCCTCAAGATCTCTATAGGTGTCTTTTAGTAATCGCCCCTGAAACGGCCTTGCGTGAACCGCCGCATAAAGATTGTTGGGCGAGACGCCCACAAATTCCCACTTCATGGGCAATGCGTTTTGAATTAGGCCCGTGTGATGCCCGAATTCGTACTTTGCAAACTCTTTTAGTTCCTTGTCCAAGTTGGCTGTTAACGTCGTGTAACCTTCTTTAACAATCACCCTGATTGCTTCGAGCATAAGCTGCAATCGGCGCTCTGTAAACGGCGCGCTGCCGATTTGACGGGTGGCCAAATCATTAGCTATCCGGTCATCAACGCGATTAAGAAGAGCGATCATCTTCCTAATGGTTGAATCAGAATAGCGCCTAATCCCTATCTCATGCCGTAGGACGTTATTAAGGATCTCCTCATTAACTGTCGCCATCACGACCAGCCATGCTTAAGTCGGGGCTTTCCTCTAATATGAGGTCTTCTTCATCCTCAAAGCTGCGTTCTCCGTCGATGACACCACCACGCTTAAGATTGTCAAACAGAGTAAGCTTTGAATAAGCGCCAGACTGCCAGCCAGAGACTAGAGCAAGAATCTCTTGAGGCGACAATTCAGGGTCGACAAATTCTGTATTTGGTTCAACGGTTACTTCATCTGGGTTAGAGCCAGACCAGATAGCTGTGTATTGCAGCAATTGCTCAAGAGCCGCGGCTGACGACTTTGAGATCGTTGTAAGCGTGGCTCTTTGTGCGCCAAGGCGAAGAGAGATGGCGTCGCCGCTTTCTGCCGCTCTGTTGTTGTCTGCGAACAACTGAGCCCCAAACATCACGCCACGCTCTAGTGTGTCTTTAATCGCTTCTTTTTGTGCGCCAGCACCAGAACCGCTAAATTCTAGATACTCCGCCTTTGAGCCTTCGCCTGGCAAAATCCAAAGAGAATTACCCCCTATGGTCTTTGGGGCGTCTTCCTTTGTAACGCCTGTGATGACCGGCTGCGGACTGCTGGTCCAGTGCAGAGTGCGTCTATAGTCTGCATCCAGAGTATAAGCCCTAATTGCCAAACTCGCCAAACCAGATAGCGGAACCTCGTCAACATTACTTGACAGGTCAAAGGTGCCAGCAAAAACCACTGGGAAAACGTTTAACCCGTTCCTGCCGTTGATAGTAGCCAGAACTTCCTCTTGAGGAATGAACTCGTCTTTTTTGTGGTCTTCTTTAACCCACAAACGGGAGGTGAAGACTCCGGCCTCATTTAGATAGCACTCTCTGAACTTCCTAACTTCGCCCCATTTGCCCGTTTCCTGGTCTCTTTCGGAGCCAGATTCATCAAACAAGGCCCAATTTGTGTCCCAGTTTGTGCATGACTTGGCACCATACCCGGCCAGATACATTTGCCCGCCTTCACTTACCCCAGGCATCATAACAAAACGGCCCTGCCGCAACAAACTAAGCGTAATTTGCTGATGGAATAATTGAAGTGTCAGACCGTCTTCTGTGGCCTTGTCCCTCAAATACTCCAGGGCTTTAGGCAGTTTTATGTTTGTGTCTTCTTTGTGAATCAGGCCCGCTGAGCCCCGAATTGTCGGCGCTACGATCTCTGGGAATTCGGCTAAAGCTTTGTATGCGTTAAAGGCGTTTGTTTGTTTGATTTTGTCGGCAATCACCTTCATGCCGGAAGGCATAGGAAGATAGATTTCGCCCTTTGCCTTGATGGCGTCTTCCCCTGCAAAAGCGTCATTCATTCTATTCCACAAAGACAGGTTACTGTCATATTGTGGGTGCGTCGCTTTTACATCCAGCATTAATAGAAGCCTTCTATCTCGATCTCTTCGAACTCGCCAGCACTAGCCAGCTCATTAAACGCACGTGACGCTGCGTCTACTTGGTCCTTAAACTTCCCAAATGGGAAAACCACCAATTCGTCTAAGAATTCTTTGTTCCAAGCGCCTTCCAGAATATCCACATTCCCCGCCTCTGCTTGTGCCGCCAATGGCTCGGCCCTTGTTTGCTTGTCGCCACTTTCCGGTGTGGCTTTGTAAGTAAAACCCGCTAAGGCCCTAACCAAATATGACGCTTGGGCTTTGCCCGCCTGCCCTGGATCTTGCGGCAGAGACCCCCTCACAGACACGCCATCCTGGGATGCTGTGTTCTTAAGCAAGCGCTCGACTTCGGCTGCTGTGCCTTGAATTCTGGTGCTATCAGCTATGATAAAGCGGCCATTTGGCGTGCGCCCTATTTTTACGCCGGCTGTCCAGGCTGCCTTTTCGTCTTTTGTCGCGGCCAAATCCCAACCACGGACAAATCTTGTCCCTGCTGGCACAGCCCTAACGACATTAAACCAATCTTTTTGGAACATACCGCCGCCGCGAGGCGCGGGGCGCTGCTGGAATTGGCCAGCTGTCCCGTATGGTCCAAGAAGCTTCTTATCTCTCTCAACGACGTCTATTGGGAATCTTTCGGGGAAGAATAGCTCGCCCTCTTCTTTTCTTGGGTCTTCCCAGCCTATTGAAGTAAAGCATTTACGCTCTGGCTCAAACTCCATGGGAATGCAAAGGTGTTCATACCCGTGATCGCCATCAAGAATGATTCCTGAAGGATCTTTTTCATGCAAGCGCTGCATGACTACTACAATTGCCGACTTTTCAGGGTCACTAAGCCTGGTCGGCAGCGCTTCCAAAAATGTTGCTTCAACAGCTTTTAGCTTAGCTTCTGACTTAGCGTCATCGACCGACAAAGGATCGTCAAGTGCCACCCTGTCGCCCCTGGCCCCAGTCATTGAGGTAAAGGCCATTGCTGACCGCTCCCCAGACTTATCGTTGCCAAATTCCCTTTTGGCGTTTTGGTCCGTTACCAGCTTAAATTTGTCGCCCCAGTTCGATTGATACCACTCGGAGGCTATCAGATTCCTGCACTTCCGGCTGTCTCTAATCGCCAAAGGTTCTTTGTGCGCCGTGCCTATGAAGCGCTTAGAGGGCTCTTTGATCCATTCCCACGCAGGCCAAAAAACACCCGTTGTTAGGCTCTTCATGGAACCAGGGGGGACATTAATAAGAAGCCGCTGGATCTCTCCGCTGGTAACGGCCTCTAAATGCTCGCATATAGCCTCTATGGCCCACCCTACTTTTAGTTCCGCTGAAGGCTCTAGAACGTGCCAGCCGTACCTTATGAAGTCCATTAGACTTCGTTCTGCCAATTCCTTCTTAAAGGCCGCTATGTCTGTCGCTGTGAGCGAAACATTCATTCTTGCTCCGAAGCAGCGATTAGCTCTCTAAGCGTCTCAGACTTTAGCTTGCCAAGATTGTACGTCGTTTGAGGCGTCATAGAGCCATCAGAACTTGTATGGTCTACTCTTTCACCGTAGGCCCTAGGCTTTAGCTTTGCGGCGGTCCACTTCCTAGCCTCGATTTGAAGTCGCGCTTTTTGCGGGTCTTCGCAGTTGTCCGCAATAGAAATGATCTCTTCGGCGTAAAAGTCAGCACATTCTTGTTTCGCGCGCGTGTATTTGTCAACCAAAGTTTGATCACCGTCTAACCATTTGTAAAAAGCCGCCCTAGAGGGGAATTCTTTACTTTCACAAATTGTAACTAATGATTTACCTTGCGCGATCTTGGCGCAAATTCCGTCAAAGATCTTTTCTGAGTACTCTACCATATAGAGCGCTCTTGCTTAGGAGTTAGCGTCGCCTTCCCCATGATGTTATCCCCTCGGGATTGTTATAGATGTTCGCTCATCGAGCGTTGATTGTGATTGCGCCGTCTTCGTCTTTAGTGCCGATGCGCTCTAGGACGGCAGACACGTTTGCCTTAGATTGTCCTGTGTTTATCTCGTAAACGTTGCCCGATGGCCTTTGATCTTTTGAGTGGCCTGTATAACCGCCGCACTTAAATCCTGCTGACGAAAACCTAAGCTCGTCTAGCGCGGCCAGCTCGTCTATGTGCAATTTTCTGACAGCTTCGCCTAGATACTGCCCCTGCTTTATCGCTTTGGCGAAATCTTCGTAGGCGTTAGCCCATTTCCTGGCGAACTTTAGAGCGCGAAACAATAGGGCTAGTTGCTTGATTTTCACAGGGGGTTCCCTTTAAAGCAAAAGCCCCGAAAGCTTCTAATAATCTCCCTGGCGGACCAGAGGCTTCGAAGCAATCAGGGCTATTTCACAAGACGCCTTGGCTATATCCGCACTCTGTCGGAAACCTCTTGCGAGGCGCGTAGGGTCACGGCATGTGCCGCCTTGTTTGAACACCTATTGACAAAGAGAAAGCCCCGAAAGTTCCTACTTTAGACCCCACGTGATACGCAAGGCTTCGGAACATTCAGGGCTCCTCAAAGGCCTAAATTGCAGAGAGACGCTTAAATCAGGGATCAAACCAATAATTCACGGCGCGCCGATTCTGGGCTATCACATGCAAAGCGCTCTGCCTTGTTCGCCTCGCAATAGGTTAAGTCACCCTACAAAACCCTTCTAGAGGCGCTTCAATTGAGAGGCGAGACGGGTGTTGTTCTCGG